CACTATTAACTCTCTGAGAGACTTTTTCATCCGTGCCGTATCGTAATTTAAAAAGGGCTGGTACTTTTTGCATAACTTGCTTACCTCTTTGTAGATTGGATCATGTATCATTGTATCATACCTTTTGACAAATTGCAATAGTGAATTCAATATTGCTAAAGTCTCCAGACTGATTTCTTTTCTTAAATATTTCTTTATGATTGGTGGATGGTCTCCACCTTTCGCATTAAAAAATTCATTCAGTTCGGTTGCTGTCCAACCAGAGATAAAATCCATCTCATTTTTAAATACATACGTCAACGATTCTTGTCTACGTTTCCATTCTTTGTAGCGTTCTTCACACTCTTCAGACAGAAGTTCACCGACCCACATTTTTGTGTCGTGCAGAAAATTAGAAACTAAAAACTCTTCTAAGTAAGCATCTTTACGATTGCCAAGTTTAGCAAAAAAGATTTTGTCTTTACGTTTCAAAAAAGAATCGTATGTGACATTGACTTTCTTATTGTACTTGAACCAATCGTAGCTGTCTAACGTAAAATGATTTTTAACTCCTAAATAAACCTTGTATGCGTCTATAGCATCCATTTTCATCAGTCTTCAACCTCAAGAGGTAATCTAGCTTTCGGTGCAATCATCTTCAACTTCATTGCTTCGCCTTCAATAGAAGACTTCATGCGAGGTGTAACTAAAGATGCCGCAGTCTCAACTTCAATGTTTTTAATAGTGCAGTATTCAAGAATAGCATCAATCATTGTGATTGGATGCTTATCAAATTGAATCTTCTTGATTTCAGATTCAAATTCTTTCTGAGTCAAAATATTAAGATTCATAGAATCGTACTGATGTAATTCTGCCGTTTTTGTAGTAGCCAAATTTAGTTTGCACCTTTGCTGGTTTTGCCGAACGAAAATTCAAATTAGTCATTTCGCTTTCAGAGGCATAGTAGTGTGATGGATATCCATTCTTACGCTGATACGTTCTCATCTTAATTTCAGTCTTCATAATATTCATTTCAAAATTTCCTTTAATTACGATCTATAAAAAATATGCCCCTCAATTTGAGCAATCCTATGCACTTTGTTAATCCATGCTGGTTTAACATCAATTGCATGAAAGTGTGTAGCACCTTCTAAGAGTTTAATTATATCAGCACCTATTGCTTTTGTCAATAGTAATTTGGCAACTTCATATGATTCTTTCCAACGACTATTGTTAGCCGGTGGTGTGTTTGCTTGCTTGGTATTGTACCAAGAAAACTGTTGTGATTCCGTGACAACATCACGAATGTTTTTTGGATAACGTTTATCCTTTAGTCTGTTTAATGTCACTACGCCTACTGCAATTTTGCCGATGAGTGGTTGATTGCCTGCTTCGTGATAAATGTTCATTGCCATCCAATACAAGTCTGATTTACTTGAATCTTTTGGTGCAGTTGATGCTTCTGATAATTCTCTGAGTGTTGGTAATGCTGATGATGCATGTGACAGAGGTGTGATTGATGATAGTACTAAAAATATTACGGCTAGTAATGCTCTCATATTTTCCTTTCTTTTCCACAGGGGGATTAGTTATTTAGTAATCTATTAAGAATTCTTGAATAGTCTTGCCAAACACTTTCTTTGCTGTATGCTTTATACAGAGGTTCTAGGGGTGCAGTACCATTTGCAATGATTTGCCTGATGCTACTATTTTCAATTAAAACGCTAGGTTCTAAGTCCCAATAGTTTCGCATCTGGTGACTGCGTGTTACTGCAATAGGGCGCCCTGCCGCTAATGCATAGTCTGGACTACTTGCAAGTCCACATCCATCTAGATAATCATAGAAGTAACAGTTAATTGTATTTTGTGCTAACAAATTAATAATTTCTTGAGTATCTAATAGATCATGTGTGATGATAACATCAATTCCTGGTTTTCTGATAATGTTTCTAACTTCATCCGCTCTTGCAAGTGCATTACTTCCTTTACGCCCATGAATCTGATCTTCATAAAATCCAAAAGGAATATGAAGTCTTAAAGTTGCTTCATCAAATTCTTCTTGCACTTTGTGTGCTAGACTAGCAATACCTTTGTGTGGCGGACCAAATCCTTGAAATCCAATAATTGGTTTCTCAGGTTCAATATATGATACTGTTGGTTTTCCTGGAAGCAAACGATTTGTTGTGAACACATGCTGTGTCTCTTTCACGCTAGGATCATCTGCAATAATGTATTCCCAACCATGATTGTGTCTAGGCAAGTATGAATCTGCAATTGATTGACTCATGTCGTGCATGATTCGTAGATGTTTAATGTGTGGAAATACATTTCTCAAATGTGGATGATCCATCCATGGAGTTGTTCCTGGTGCATAGTTATAAACGATTGCTTCAGGGCTTAACGATAGAACTGCATCTTCTACTGTATTCATATCGTCTGCATAGACCATCTTAAAATTAAATTCTGGATGTTCAAGTAATACTTTTCCTGTAACATCACCCATCAATCCTATACCACAGGCGGCTTTAAATCCTAAAGTCTGTGTAACAAATAATATAGTACGTTTCATTTTATTGCTTCTCCATTTTCATCTACTTCCATCCATGTGTGATCGCCTAGATATTTTACTCTAGTTATGTAGTCATAGTCAATAGGTTTCCCACAACTCCAGTCATTTGGACCCATTGCTACCAATCGTGTAATTGTTTTTCTGTTGTCCCAAACTAACCAATAGCAATGCCCATTACTCAATATGAATTGATACTCTGCCGCATGTACTGCATCGGTAACTTCTAATCTTCTTTTAATTTGTTCTGCTTGTTTTTGTAGGACATTAACTAAGTCCATGATTCTGTCATACTCTTGCTGTGCGTGTAGCCTAGCAATGTTAATCATAATATCTTTTTGTTTAGTTACGGGAACTAAATCAAATTGTGGACCTCCAGCTTCAGTAGGATATTCACTTACATTACGATTGAAGAATGGAACAATTAAGTCACCAATCTTTATGTCAAAACTATCTCTGCCTTTTGCTGAATTATTTTCCTCTGACATTAAAATTAATCCACCGATAGGTTTCTTTCAGTCCTTCTTTCAGATTTTGACTTGGGCGCCAATTTAATTTTTCTTCTATCAACTCATTGTTACTGTTACGCCCACGCACACCTGTTGGACCATCAATGTGTTTCTTCCGAATTGTCTTACCTGCAATGCTTGCAACAAGATCAACTGTATCATTAATGCTAATCATTTGATCCGCACCAATGTTAACTGGACCATGAAACGTTTCACTATTCATTAAGTGTCTAATACCTTCAATGCAATCATCAATGTATAGAAAACTTCTAGTCTGTTCGCCATCACCCCAAATTTCAATTTCATCACCATCATTTGCTTTTGCAATCTTTCTGCAAACTGCGGCCGGAAACTTTTCTTTACCTCCGTCCCACGTACCATATGGACCAAAGATATTATGAAATCTAGCAACTTTGTTTTGCATACCATGTTGACGATTATATGCATGAAACAGTCTTTCGGAGAATAACTTCTCCCATCCATATTCAGAATCGGGATGTGCTGGATATGCACTTGATTCTCTGCAATCAGGATTTACATTTGATGATTGTAGTTCTTCATTGTATACACATGCGCTACTGCTGAAGAATACTTTTTTGATGTTCATCTCTTTACATCTATGGAGAACATTCAAATTAATTGTTGCGCTATTGTGCATTACATCTGCATCATATAAATTTGTATTGATATAACCTGCACCACCCATGTCGGCAGCCAATTGATATACTTCATCAAATTGTTGGTCAATAACATTTTTTACTTCAGATTGTGAAGTTAAATCTGCAAGTTGAAAATCATCTGCGTGACTATATTCATGTTCGTGTAGTTTTTTATCTACACCACGAACCCAATAGCCTTCTGATTTTAAACGCTTAACCATGTGCCCGCCAATGAAGCCACCAGCGCCTAGTACTAATGCAGTTTTCATTTGTCTAATAACCCTTCGTACAATGTCAATAATTTATTTGGATTCCAAGCATCATAGAATTCTTGAAATGGTTCAATTCCACCAACAACAATATCTTTGATTGATGTTTTTGTCAAATCGTTGAAATCTCTTCTAGTGTGTGATAAGAATGTAGAGTCATTAACACCAAAAGGTTTCTTTGATGCTAACGCACGATCTACTGATCCACTCACGCCAGGAACATTTGGTGTTTTATACCAATACAGATTAATGTCGTTTTGATTTAACCAAGTAATCAAATCTTTCTTATTAAAGAATTCTTGAGTTACATTAATTTGAACATTACTCTTAGCAAGTTTTCTACATGCACGTTCTAATGAATTTGAAAGCCCACCAGATGGATCGACATAAGCACCATTTGCTAAGTGAAGATTTAAAATAACATCTTCGCTAAATTGTTCGTTTATTAAACCAATGATTTGTTCTAGATTCTTTGTTACGTTACTGATACCGCTTGTGCCAATCTTCAATACATCATTGGGTTTTGAATATTGAATGTTATCGTAGTATGTGATTGGAGGAACGCCAGCGTATTCATCGCCCGATGCTTCTTTTCTAGGGTCAGTAAAAATGTAAGAATTAATTCCAGTAAATTTATTAACGTGTTCGTGCCCAACAATCGCTAATTGTTTAGTCTTTGTTAAATTTCCAATCGGTCTGGTGATGCCATTGTTTAACCAATTCAATGTAGATGGATGATGATTGTATATAATAGCATATGGATCTACAACTGATACTCTATCATTAAATTCTCTATGTGAATCGGTAGCTAAAAATTCAAACTCATAGTTTTTAGACGTTTTTAAAATTTCATATACAGAATCTGCATACTGATAGATGCCGCATTCTTTAGTCGCACCAGTCACTAGAATTATTTTTTTCATGTTATATGTTTTGTAGGTTTTCTGTTAGATGAATATGTTGGTGTCAGAATCAAATCACTTATGATTTTAATTGCAACTTGATCGTCTATTGTATCATTAAAATATGAGTTTGTTAAATACTCACCTTCACCCATCAAGCAATCACGCATCTTATGACTAAAGCACATGAAGGTTTGTTCTGGATTGTTCATGTTTGTTTTAGTGTGTGCATACGTAAATGGACCACTATTCTTGCCAACAATAAGTTTAGCAAATTGACTGATGTATCCGATTTGATTTAGATTGCCTGTTGGAGAACCAAAAATACTATCGGTACAGTTTACATTATTTTTAGTAACGCCAATATCATGTGTGATTAGAAATGCGTAGTCTGGAAAACTAGATGATAGTGAATCAATGATATTTTTCATATCACCCATGCTACTCTGTTCGCTTTGCTGAACACCATTA